CCTCACTTTTCTCATTTACGAATCATAGTACCATGTTTTGATAACAAAGTCAAGTACTAAATTTCTCCACTTTTCCAAACTTTTAATGCAAGACTATCTTGCAACTTGTATGCTTCTTTTTCCCAAGGTAAATCATAGTATCCAGTTTTAGGATGTATCTTTCTACCTTTCCAGACAGCATGACCACTTTCAATCAATTCATCTGTCATCTCATTTCGTGCATACTGTTTGACATGAACCATCTCATGACACACCGTGGTTACCAACTCAGTGATACCAATATCTTTGTTGATTTCAATAACGAAAGTACGATTGTCATCTTCCATCAGACACCAGCCAATCGCATCTCTGTCACTCTTAGGAAACTTTTTCAGTTTCACTTCAATATCCAAAGTTCTAAACCTTGGAAGTAATTCTGTAATCATTTGGTGAGTAGTAATCTCAGCGACTTTTCTCTGAGTTTTATTACCACCAGTAACCGTCACAAAATTCATCTTTTTCTCTCTTTTTTTCATTATATTAATATGCTACATTAAAAAGGGGGCAATGTCAAGTGTTTTTATTATCCTTATAAATCAAGGGTTTAGAACAATAAAAATAGGGGGTAGACTGAGCTACCCCCCAAGGGTGATTCGCTAATATGGTTGAGAGAGAGAGTGAGAGGTTTTTACCATATTATGAATCATTGACTATATTTGTATCATAATCAAGATGCAAAGTCAAGTCAAATAATGTTACCGTTAGGCATCCAATAATCGTCTGTCCAACCAAATGCAGATTTTACTACTGCATCAGAAAGACCTTTATATTTTTGATGTAGGATTTTGTCCTTTGCATAACAGACAACTTCTGCTTCTGATTTATGCAAACCCTCTAACATCTGAATGAACATAGTTTCCTTTCTCATTCTAGGTGTTTGATTATCTGCACCTTCAATGTAGTGCCAGAACTTTCTTACTTCTTGAGAAAGAAGTGTGTGTTCTGTTCCTTCAGGCGCTTCATTGGGTTTGTAAGGTACTTGACCTTCAGGCATGACCCATTTAATTTTTGGGTCAAAAGAAGATTTGATTAACATCCTAAGAGGCTCACTATCGTGTTCCTTTAGAACTGCAATCTTTTTATCTTTAGTCTTTGCATTGTTCACCTTTGTCAATACTTCTGACATTAGTGGTGTATAAGTTTTCACTGGTTTATTCATTAGAAGTCTCCAATATTCTCCATTAGGTTTCTTAATCTATACTTCACAAAATAATTTAGTAGTTGTTTTCTATCCTTATCTGGTGTTTCCAAATAGGTCTGAATACACTTACTTACTAGTTCTTTTGGAATATAGTTGAGGTCTATTAGAGTTCTGTTTCTATGAAAGTTTCTCATCATCTCTTCATTACAGAAATCTTCAGGCTCAAGTTCAATCCAAGTTTCAAGTTTTCTTTTGGAAATGGGTCTTTGTCTCAACTCATCTACAAAAGTATTATCTGGTGATAAGAAGTTTGGAACTCCGTCACTTCTATCACCTTGAAGTATATGCGTCTTAATATATGTAGTAGGGTCTACACCGTTCATAAATTTCTTTTGTGTCGGACTATACTGCGATACAAAGTTATGTTGTTGCAGTTGTATAAAATCCTTGTCACCAGAAAGTATTAACACCTTCTCGTAATTCTTTGGTTCTTTTGCAACATGAAATACAACAGACGCAATGATATCATCAGCCTCTGCATTTTCTACTTGCAATACTCTGTATGGGAAAAATTCATCTAGTTCATCACGAATTAGATGTAAGGTATCAAAGATAGCGTTCCAATCTAACTTGGATGCTTTTCTATCTTTTCTACGACTATGTTTGTAGTTAGGAAATACTTCCCTTCTCCAATTAGTCTTGTCATCATAACAAAGTACAAGTTCACCATACTCATCAGAGAATCTACTACGATATCCTCTTAATGAATTTAGAACCATGTGTCTAACTAAGTCTGGTTCTATTTCTTTTCGTCCACCAATCTGCACCATCAAGTTAGATAGTGTCACTTGGTTCATATCAACTAATATCATCTCCGTTACCACCATCATCAGATTGTGGAAGACACTTATCAATCTCGTTTAGATTTACTTTTGTAATCACTTGATTGTCATCTGTCATTTCTGTCTTCACTATCAAATCCATAAAATCTTGCATAGGATGTGTAAATCCCATTTGTCTATAAAGAGCTCCCCTAACAACTTCGTTAAGGAAACTTATGTCACCAATAAATCTATCCTTCTTAATATCAAAACCATTCTCTTGTACATTATGTATAAGATTAATCATCAAACCTTCTGCAAGATTATCTGCAAAGTTCAAATCCTCTTGCATTTTGACAGCATCCAAATCTACAATCTTTGGTGCATTGGGTTTAAAATTAGTTGGGAATTCTATGACATTATCGTTCAATAACCTAACTCCGCTTGTCTCTTTTCTATCTTCTTGAGATACCTACGTCTACCAGCTGCCTTTGCTTTTCTTTTCTTCTCACCTTTACTTGTAAAGTAAGTACGTTCTCTCAACTCTTGAAAGAATCCATCTTTCATTAGTTTCTTTTTGAGAACTCGCAAAGCGCCATTAACATCAGAGGTAGTAGTACCATCTTTGTTCTTAACTTGTCGAACTGTAACAGTCATACCTTCATCTCTAGGATATTTATCCTTCTTATCACGAAAGCCTCTTTTATTAAATTTATTGTATCTCATATTTCTCCTTATTTGTTATTATTATATATCTGTTCACAAATACCACTATCTAGAATGAAACTAGTAGTGTGTACTGCAATCTGTGGGTAATATGATACTATCACAAAACCTACAATTATCCCTAAGATAAACTTCAACATTATGTTATCCTACACTAATTCTTTAGTAGAGTCAAGTACTTTCTCAACACAATCTACAGCCTCACAATCGAAACCACCGATATGCCAGTTATACTCTTCTGTAGGAATGTAACCATCTTTCCAATTGTAGATAGTCGCTTTGACATAGTTGAAGTCTTCTTCTCCCCATTCATCTGTGAATGGAATAGTAAACTCTAACGACCACTGTGCATTGACCTTTTCATAAGGACTCGCATCAGTGTATGTTGGTTCACCAAATGTCTTAACTAACTGTCCATAAGTTGTCTTAATATGTCCTTGTAAACTAGACATATTGACATTTACATATTCACTGTTTTCAAACTCTAACATTCTATAACCTCTCCTTTCCCAATCCATACAAGGTTTTCTTCAAACAAGACTTCCCATGTATCTTTTCTCTCTTTCAAGTAATCGAACATATAGACGTTTTCTTTCGCCCATTTGATAGCGTCTTTTGCGTTATCAAACTCACCTTTCAAACCCAACTTATTCATTTGGGTGTAAACAATATATTTCAACTTTTTCTTCATACTGCGAAACCTCCTAATTCACTTGATGTATCAAGACACTTCTGAGCGTTCTCTTGTGTCATATAATCTGTGTACCTATCAAAAGGAACAATCATACCACCACAATCTGGGTCTTTACAGATTGCACCAACATACCAACCAGCGGCAGAAGCCATCACGATTGGTTCTGATACAGGCATCTCTGTACCCCACACATTTGTGTCAACGAACTTGATTTCTTTGATATCTTTTGCGATTTGCATAATTACCTCACTCTCTCAATTATATTAGCATTGTACCATGTTTTGATAGCAATGTCAAGGGCTATTTTAATAATAACCCCAAAAATCATTCCACATATCGTCTACCACACCTTCTGCGATACCGATATCGAAATGAGTAGTCAAACCTAACTTCTCTACTACCCAAGCTTTCATCTCTGCGATATGTTCACACTCACCAATCTTGGTTTCAAGACCGTCAATATCAAAGACCTTTTCTTCGATATCCATCATGTAGTTCTTAACTTTACCCATAATTTACCTCTTTCTCTTTATCTTACTCTAAGAGTATACCTTGTTTTGATAACAGAGTCAAGTCTTTTTTGAGAAATTTAGGGCTAAAAAAACCCTTGAAAATCAAGGGTTTCTTTAACTGTTTTAGAGATTTTTGATTAGTTCTTTGAGTTTTCTTTTGGATTTACCCATCATTTTCGACTTTTTGACCGAATCGAGGTTTTCCAACGAATCACCCACAACTACGAGTGCAATCATACCCATACCTTTGTGGGGGGTGCAAACATAGAGATATACACCTTCTTTTTCAAAAGTGTAAGAAACTTCTTTATTGTTCTTACTTTTGATTTTTTCTGCACCTTCTGGTACAGTTACAAATTGGACATTGTGTCCTTTACTAGTCGGCACCCAAGTAATTGTATCACCAACATCCACTCTGGCGATATCCTCTGAGTATACCATCTTAGCTCCATCATCTCGTTTATTCAACATTTCAATAGTCATATCTTCTGCAAATGCAGAGGATGTAATCATAACAAATAATAGTGTAAATAATCTAATCATTTTGTTTCCTTTTTTCCATTAATTAGTTCTAACTCTTCATCTGTATAGGGCCACATTATCGTAACTCCTCAATCTTCTTATCAAATTCTCGATTTGTTGCTTCGTTCATTTGTTGTAAATGAAACATCAAATCTTTGTCTCCACGATTCCAGATATGTACTTCATTCATAATTCTTTGATTCGCACTTAACTGTCTGCCTCTTTGCATATTTAGAAATATCTTAACTACATGGTATTTCACAACATCACACACATGACAAGTACGCTCATACACAGCGCTTGCTACTGACATCTATTGTCTCCTTTTTGAAAATATAGTTTAGATTTAAACTACACTATTATTTATACATGAAGACCATTTTCAAAATCGCAATTCTGTTATGCGTATTTGGAAACTGTGACATTAATACACATATTAGATTTATTTTTTTCAACAGTCGAAAAATATATACATTAGGAATAAGTAACAGTGCATATGTTCATATGCATAAATTAAGGAAATCACAAACATGAAACATTTAATCTTAACTGCATTTCTATTTGCAGGCACTTCTGCTGTGGCCGAGGATGGACTTTCTTGGGGTGGAGAAATAGATGCAAAGTACAAAGTTGATGCAGAGACATTAACTATGACACTAGAACCAGACGTAACATATACAGTTGGTGCATCTGCTTTAACAGTAGGTATGGACATTCCAGTATGGAACTCTACTTCTGCCGATAGTTTTGTATTATTAGACGCACTAGATGCTGGTAAACAACCAGACCTAGACATTGAAGTAACTCATCAACTACGAGATAACTTAGAGTTGTCTCTTGGAACTGCATGGGATTTAAACCGACAAGAAAGAGAAGAAATCAC